TGGGGCAGAGGCAAGGATACTCCACGCCCGCCACGCAAGACGATGGCGGAGCGCAGAGCGACGTATTACCAAAAGCTGCAACGCCTATCCATCGAGCGTGGCACAGCAGTCAAACACACGAGGGTAAGAAATGCAATGTCCGCATTGCAACAAAGCAACCAAAGCCAAGGTGCTGGAATCACGGCCCCATAACGGGTACGTCTACCGTAGACGTGCATGTGGAGGATGCTTCAAGACATTCGTATCACGTGAGGAAGCGCCCGCTGGTCTGAAGATGCCAGCAGAAACGCAGAGCAAGTACAGGGTCAAAGATCTCAAACCAAAACCTGAGCAAACCGACGGTGTGATCCGCAGCGCAGGAGAGCACCTCAAAAACTTCTGGAGGTAAGCATGAGTGCAAACGAGACTTGGATACCGATACCTTTCGCTAAAGGTTATTTTGTAACCTGTACAGGACGTGTTGGGTCAATGCGTCCTTACAGAAAGGGTGCTAAACCACCGACAGAACCCAGAGAACTTAGCTATTCGCACGATAAAAACGGATACAAAAAAGCGGGGCTGTACAACGAAAACGGAGTTCGCTATTATCGTGTTTGTAGGCTGGTATGTGAGGTATTTCACGGACCCGCAGTAAAAGGTCTTGTTGTTCGCCATTTGGATGGATCTAAAACAAACGACAGTGCCGGCAATTTGGTTTGGGGTACGCCCAAAGAAAACAGTGCTGATCGTGACTTACACGGTACAAAAATTAAAGGGAGTGCGGTCAATACAAGTCGGCTGACTGAGGAACAAGTCAAAATGGTTAGAGACAGCCCCCGTGGGCATTCTGATCTTGCAAGAGAGTTAGGCGTAACACCTAGCGCAATCTGGCACATACGTGTTAGAAAGGTTTGGAAGCATGTCTGAAGCAAACAAGTATATGGTCGGCGGGGCACACTACAAACAACACACCTACGAAACCTGGGACGTGATTGCGGACTGGGGCCTTGGGTATTTCGACGGCAATGCAGTGAAGTATTTATCCCGCTGGCGACACAAAGGTGGCGTAGAAGACCTGCGCAAAGCACGGCACTACATCGACAAGCTGATTGAGATGGAGACGCGTGTCAAAGCCGCAGAACCACACATCGAACCACACGGATATTAAACATGGCAACTCCCGAATCAAAAGTCAAGGCGCAATGCGTCGATGTACTGAAGAAGCACAAAGCGTATTACTTCTTTCCCGCACAGAACGGCTACGGGCGTGCCGGGATACCTGACATTATCATCTGCTACCGTGGACGGTTTCTGGCTGTCGAGTGCAAGGCTGGGTTCAACAAGCCCACTGCCCTGCAAGAACGTGAGATGGCAGAGATCCACAAAGCTGGGGGTAGCGCGATGGTGGTGCGAGAGGATACGATTGACCTACTGAACCAGTGGTTCGTGGAGGAAAAATGGAAGTCATAACTGCGGATTTTGAAACTTTTTATGATAAAAGCTATTCGTTGCGCAAAATGACCACCGAGGCGTACATACGTGACCCTCGGTTCGAGACCATCATGCTGGGCTTGCGCTGGCCTGACGGCAAGCAGGAGGTGCTCACGGGCACCCACGAGGAGATTCGCTACCGGCTGGACGCCGTGGACTGGAGCCAGTACGCCATCCTGTGCCACAACACGCTGTTCGACGCGGCGATCTTCTCTTGGCACTTCGGGGTCAAGCCCCGTGCGTGGTTGGACACCCTGTCGATGGCCCGCGCCATGTTCGGCTCTCGCAACAACTCGCTGGCAATGCTCGCCAAGCGCTACAACATGGAGGACAAGGGCACGTTCGTAGCCAACATGAGCGGGCGTCGCCGTGCTGACATCAGCCCCGGCGAGTGGAAGCAGTACGCCGAGTATTGCCTGCACGACGTGGCGCTTTGCTACGACCTGTGGCACCTCATGTCCAACGGATGGTACGGGGTTGAGGACTACGACAACCGAGGACCCTACCCCATCGAGGAACTGCGCCTGATCGACCGGCACATCAGGATGTTCACCGAGCCCGTGCTGCGCCTGAACAAGGACAAGCTCGTGACCTACCTCGACGGTGTGCGCAAGCGCAAGGAAGAGCTTCTCGGCAAGACTGAGTTCAGTAAGGAGCGGCTGTCATCCAACGTGCAGTTCGCCACGGTGCTGGATGAGTTGGGCGTCGAGCCCCCGATGAAGGTCAGCAAGACAACAGGCAAGCCCTCGTTCGCCTTCGCCAAGACCGACCCAGAACTCAAGGCTCTGCTAGACCACCTCGACGAGCGGGTGCAGGCTGCTGTGGCCGCACGACTCGGGACCAAAAGCACGCTGGAGGAGACCCGCACGCAGACGTTCATTGACATCGCCACGCGCAACCCCGTCCTACCTGTGCCGCTGAAGTACAGCTACGCACGAACGAAGCGCAGCAGTGGTGGTGACGGCATCAACCTCCAGAACCTACCTGCACGTGGAGGCACCGGACTGAAGGCGTGCATCGAGGCACCGCCTGGGTATGTGCTGATTGACTGCGACTCGTCCAACATCGAGGCGCGGGTGCTCGCGTGGCTGGCGGAGCAGGATGATCTGGTGAACGACTTTGCCAACAGCGTAGATGTGTACTGCAAGATGGCAAGTAGGATCTACGGGCGACCGATCACGAAGGCAGATAAGCAAGAACGGTTTGTAGGAAAGACCGTGACCCTCGGTTGCGGCTACCAAACTGGGGCATATAAATTACAGACAACCCTCAAGACTGCCAGCCCTCCGATGGACTTGGATATCAGTGAGTGTGAGCGGATCATCGACATCTATCGCAACGCCAACCCACGGATCAAACGGCTGTGGTACGAAGGTGAGCAGTCCATTGAGTCCATGCACGGCAACAAGAGTCGGTGGTTCGGACGTGAAGGCGTCGTGCTGATCGAAGGTCGGCTCGGTGTGAAACTACCCAGCGGGTTGTACATCAGCTACCCACAACTGCATCGCTACACAGACCCGAACACGATGAGACAGAAGTGGGCGTACAAAGATGACACAGGGATCGTAGACATCTACGGCGGCAAACTCACTGAGAATATCGTACAGGCGCTGGCTCGTATTGTGGTGATGTCTCAGCTACTTCGTATCTCCAAAAAGTTTCGCGTGGCATTGACCGTCCATGATAGTATCATCGCCCTGGCACGGGAAGAACAGCGCGACGAGGCGAGAGCCTTCGTCGAATCCTGCATGCGCTGGGTACCCCCGTGGGCCGAGGGGCTGCCGATCAACTGTGAGTCCAAGTGGGGCTACAACTATGGAGAAATGCGTGAAGACTGATGACATCATTGATTACGCCATGCCGCTGATCAAGATCGAGAAATACGTAAAGCAAACACATGATCATGCGCTGGCTGGTGATCTTGCGGCGGCACATGAGGTTGCAATGGTGCTCGGTGCTGAGGTACGAATCCTGCAACGTACGCTGGAAATCATGATGGAGAAAGCACGATGAAAGCGTGGTCGTACAGCAGTCTCAAAAAGTTCAAGACTTGTCCGAAGCAGTATGCCGAAGTCAAGATCTTCAAGAACTTCACCGAGCCGCCTTTCACCGAGGCGACGCTGTACGGCACGAACTTCCACGAGGCTGCTGAACACTACGTGCGGGATGGCACCCCACTGCCTGAGGCGTTCAACTACGTCAAGCCGCATCTGGATGCCCTGCGGGCAATCCCCGGGGAGAAGCTGTGCGAAAAGAAGATGGGTCTGACCAAGGCCCTGGAGCCTTGCGCCTTCGATGACCCTGAGGTATGGTGTCGGGGCGTGGCTGACCTTCTCATAGTCAATCGTGAGAAAGGCGTAGCCCGGGTGGTGGACTACAAGACCGGTCGATCTGCCAAGTACGCAGACACGGCGCAGTTAGAGCTTATGGCTCTGATGGTCTTCAAGCACTTCCCCGAGATCCGCCGCGTCAAGGGCGGCCTGCTGTTCGTTGTCGCCAACGACTTCAAGCGAGCCGAGTACGACGTTACGCAGGAGCGCAACTACTGGCGCACGTGGATGCAGGACATCCACCGGCTGGAGCAGGCGATGAAGACCAACGTGTGGAACCCAAACCCGTCAGGGCTGTGCAAGAAATACTGCGTGGTTTTGTCCTGTCCGCACAATGGAGCGAACTGATGCCATACAAGGACATGAAAGACCGTGACCATCAGAAGGAATACAAAGACTTCCTTGCTAATGGTGGACGTGCTAAGCAATCTGAACGACAGCGTGCACGTCGTGCATGGGATAAAGAAAACGGTAAGGAATCCCGCAAGGGTAAAGCTCTTGATCACGTCACTCCAATCAAGGATGGTGGCAAGAGCACCCCGGGTAATGTGAAGCTGAAGAGCTTCAGCGCAAACAGCGCGAAGAATTTCAAAGGTCCGCGTTCAGGCGGACGTTGACGCTACCCCCGCAAGGGGGTAGTATCTTGGTCCCCGGCGAGACCGGGGGGTCTGGCTCGATGAGGTTCGCTCATCGGGCCGTTATGCCATTCACTCTAGGAGAAAACTGTGGAACTAAAACACGTCATGATTGACATCGAGACTTTGGGTACACGTCCGGGCGACATCATCTTGTCAATCGGCGCCGTGAAGTTTGACGCGAACGGACTCGGTGAAGAGTTCTACGTGACGATCAATCCGGAGTCATCGAAAGCCATCGGGTTGCGTGCGCAGAAAAGCACGCTTGAGTGGTGGGACAAGCAGTCTCCCGAGGCCAAGGCCGCTGCGTTCAAGGGTGAATTCTCCATCGAGGTCGCGCTGCTGAAGTTCACCATGTGGATGCCCCCGAAGGATGTCTCCCGTGTCTGGGGCAACGGAGCGAACTTTGACAACGCACTGGTGGCTGCCGCCTACCGGGCGAACAAGATGGACCTGCCGTGGGACTACTGGAACGACCGCTGCTACCGGACGATAGCTGCCATGTTTATGAAGACCCGGGTGGATCGAGTAGGCACCGGTCATCATGCGCTTGATGACGCGAAGACCCAAGCCCTGCGTTTGCTGAAGATGCAGGAAGACCACGGCTTTAAGTTGGCGTGAGGTGTGACATGGAACACGAAGAACTGGTGGATGTATGTAATCAACTGTGTGAAGTGATAAACGACAATGATTTGACTAATGGGCAAGCTGTTGAAGTGGCAATAAATTTCTTCGGCATAGTAGCTAAAACCACCGGTCTGTCAGTCCATGACGCAGTGGGTGGTGTCATGCAGTACTACAAAGCTCAGTATGCAGATCATTGAGAACAAGGCTCTCCTCCTCAAGCTCCGGCACCCCGAGCGGGTGCTCAACACCATACCCAAAAGCAAACGTCTGGATGACGGGCGCGTGCTGGTGAAGTGGGGGCTTGAGGAGGCGCAGGTACTCAAGAACCTCGGCGTCAAGTCTGTGCCGTCTCCCATCGAGGGGCGGTACGGCTGGCCGGGGATGTTCAAACCGTTCAACCACCAGCGGGAGACCTCATCGTTCCTGACGATGCACCGCAGGGCGTACTGCTTCAACGACCCGGGCACGGGCAAGACAGCATCCTTCGCGTGGGCTGCCGACTACCTGCTCAGCAAGGGGTACGTCAAGCGGGTGCTGGTCATCTGCCCGCTGTCGATCATGAGTTCAGCATGGCAGGCAGACCTGTTCAAGACTGTCATGCACCGCCGTGTGGACGTAGCGCACGGCGACAGGCGCAAGCGAGCGGCGGTCATCAAGTCTGACGCCGAGTTTGTGATCATCAACTTTGATGGAGTGGAGACTGTACTTGACGAACTGAAAGCTGGCGGGTTTGATCTAGTCATTATCGACGAAGCCAATGCGGTGAAAACCGCTACGACAAAACGATGGAAAGCAATCAACTCACTGATAACACCGGAAACGTGGCTGTGGATGGCAACGGGGACTCCTGCTTCCCAGTCTCCGACAGACGCGTATGGTTTAGCCCGCATGTTGAATCCGTCCTCCGTACCTCCGTACTTCTACTCCTTCCGGGACATGGTGATGTACAAGGCGACGCAGTTCAAATGGACGGCGAAGAAGAACGCGGCGGAGGTGGTCAACCAAGTGCTCCAACCGGCAATCCGCTTCACCAAAGATGAGTGCCTGGATCTACCTGAACTGCTTTACACAACACGTGAAGCACCGCTGACTCCGCAGCAGTCCAAGTATTACAAGATGCTGAAGGATCAGTTCATCATGGCAGCGGCGGGTGAAACCGTCACGTCAGTGAACGCAGCGACCAACCTCAATAAGCTGCTTCAGGTAGCAAGCGGTGCGGTATATACCGACAACGGCAACACGGTCGAGTTCGACATCACGCACCGGTACAACATACTGGTGGAAGCCATCGAGGAGAGCACTCACAAGGTGCTGGTCTTCGTGCCGTTTCGGCATGCCATCGAGGTGTTGCGCGACAGACTGCGCAAGGATGGCTATGCAGTGGAGACCATCGACGGGTCGGTGTCAGTGACTCGCCGCACTGAGATCTTCAAGGCGTTCCAGACCGAGCCGGAGCCCCGCATCCTCCTCATCCAGCCTGCGGCTGCATCGCACGGTGTCACTCTGCACGCTGCCAACACGGTGGTGTGGTGGGGTCCTGTGACGAGCAACGAGGTCTGGCATCAAGCCAACGCCCGGGTACACCGGGCCGGCCAGAAGAACCCCTGTCTCGTGGTCAAGCTCTGCGGAAGCAACGTCGAGCGCAAGCTCTACGACGCGCTGGACTCCAAGACCAAGGACATGGACAACCTGCTCGATCTGTACAAGGAGGAGCTTGACACCTAAAAAGTTGCGAAGTAAACTTTGAACCCTCACCTCTAGGAGCAATGACATGGACGAGCAAGAACTGCCGCCGACCAAATCGCTTGTCAAAGCCTACATCAAGATGCGCGACGCACGTGCAACGCTGAGCGCTGAGTACGAGGCCAAGGACAAGGAGATCAAAGATCAGATGCGGGTGGTCGAAGACCTTCTGCAAGAAGCCTGCAAACGTGCAGGGGGTAACGTCAGCATTCCCGGTGTTGGCGTGGTTATGCGTGGCGTGGATACACGCTACTGGACTTCCGACTGGGAGTCTATGCACAAGTTCATCAAGGAGAACAATGCAATAGAACTGCTTGAACGTCGTATTGCACAACGTGCTATGGGGGAGTTCCTCAAAGCAAATCCCGACAAGATGCCGAAGGGCATGAATGTCGAATCCAAGTACACCGT